CAACGACCGAAAGGAGGTGATCCTCACGCGGCCGCCGTAGTATTCCCGGCATTGTCCTGTTCTAGACAGACTATGTCCGGCAGCCTCCGTAGGGAGGCAGGGGTGGTGTGTCCGGACACGCCACCCATTCACTTTCTATAACTATTTCCCGCCTGGGGCAAATTTCTGCGCCCGCGCGCTCTGGTTTGGTTTTCGCTGGGTCACGCCCGCGCGCCATTCTGGCCGCCTGCTGCGCCTTTTTGAGACCGGCCAGATGGAAGAGGAGCGCCTTGTGCGCAACCTGCGCGCCACTGGCGCGACAGTGCTCGAGGTTGATCCGGAAACCGGCCGCCAGTTCCGCGTCGAGGCCCATGGCGCGCACTTTGGCGGATCGCTCGATGGCGCGGCCGTCGGCATTCTCGAGGCCCCGAAGACCTGGCATGTGCTTGAGTTCAAAACCCACGGTGTCAAGAGCTTCGCTGAGCTGACCGCCAAAGGCGTGGTGCAGGCCAAGCCCCAGCATGCCGCGCAGATGCAGATCTACATGCACCTGACGGGGATCACCCGCGCGCTTTATGTGGCGGTCTGCAAGGACACCGATGCGCTTCATATCGAGCGCATCGAGGCCGACAGCGCCACGGCAGAGCGACTGCTGGACAAGGCCGGGCGGGTCATCTTCGCCCAGCATCCGCCTGCGCGGATCAGCGAGGACCCGGCCTGGTTCGAATGCAGGTTCTGCAATCACCATGCTGTCTGCCATGAGGCTGACGGTGCGGCCGTGACCTGCCGGTCGTGCCTGCATGCGACGCCCATTGACGGCGGCTGGCACTGCGCCCGCCACGACCGGATGCTGGCACCCGCGGAACAGCGTGCGGCCTGCACCCGCCATCTCTTCATCCCCGATCTCGTCCCGGGCGAGGTCATCGATGCGGGCGACGATATCGTCACCTAACGCATGGCCGATGGCTCCATCTGGACAAACGACGCCCGCACGACGGAGGCCGCCCCATGCTGACCCTGCGCCCCTATCAACAGGCCGCGATCACCTCGATCTACGGCTATTTCCAATCCCACAAGGGCAATCCGCTGGTGGTCATCCCGACCGCTGGGGGCAAGTCCCTCGTCATGGCCGCCTTCATCGAGGGCGTGCTGAAGGCATGGCCCGACCAGCGCATCCTGATCGTGACCCATGTGCGCGAATTGATCGCCCAGAACCATGCCGAGATGATCGGGCTCTGGCCCGATGCCCCGGCCGGCATCTATTCGGCGGGCTTGGGCAAGCGCGAGGCGCAGGCTCGCATTCTCTTCGCAGGCATCCAGTCGATCCACCGCCGCGCGGCTGAGATCGGCCACACGGATCGGGTGCTGATCGATGAGGCGCACCTCATCCCCGGCAATTCCAGCACCATGTATCGCCGGTTTCTGGACGGGCTGGCCCGGATCAACCCTGCGCTCAAGGTTATCGGGCTGACTGCCACGCCCTTCCGGCTCGACAGCGGCATGTTGCACGAGGGCAGATCGGCGCTCTTCACCGATATCGCCTATGAGGCCCCAGTTCGCGATCTGATCGACGCCGGATATCTGAGCCCGCTCGTGTCGAAACAGCCCGCCACGCGGCTCGATGTCTCGAAGGTCGGCACCAGTGCCGGGGATTACATCCAGCGCGATTTGGCGGTGGCTGTCGACCAAGAGGCAATCACGCGCTCAGCGGTCACCGAGATCATCGAGCACGGCCGCGACCGGAAGTCCTGGCTGGCCTTTTGTTCCGGCGTGGACCACGCCCGCCATGTGGCCGAAGAGTTCGGCCGCCAAGGCATCACCTGCCGCACCATCTTCGGCGACACGCCGAAGGAGGAACGGGACGCGATCATTGCCGCGTTCAAGCGCGGCGAAATCCGCGCGCTGGCATCGATGGGCGTGCTGACCACCGGCTTCAACGCCCCCGCCGTCGATCTGATCGCGCTCCTGCGCCCCACCAAGTGGGCAGGGCTCTATGTGCAGATGGTGGGCCGCGGCACGCGCCTCGCCCCCGGCGAGGAGAACTGCCTGGTCCTCGATTTTGCAGGCAATGTCCGCCGCCACGGGCCGATCGATCTGGTGCGGCCCCGGCGGCCCGGCGAGGCCGGTGGTGGCGAGACCCCGACCAAGGTCTGCCCGATGTGCGAGAGCATCATCGCGCTCTCGGCGACGGAATGCCCGGATTGCGGCCATGTGTTCCCGGCCCGCGAGGTGAAAATTGCCCCCACGGCGGCCACGCTGCCGGTCCTGTCGCCGAAGGCGCAATGGCTGCCGGTTCATGGCGTGTCCTACAGCCGCCACGACAAGTTGGGCGGGCTGCCCTCGCTGAAGGTCACCTACAGCTGTGGGCTGAAGTCCTACAGCGAATGGGTCTGCATCGAGCACACGGGATATGCGCGTCAGAAGGCCGCCGAGTGGTGGCGCAAGCGTGCCCCGGGCTGCCCGGTGCCGCTTACCGTGGCTCAAGCCATCGCTGAGGCCCAGCGTCTTGCCCGCCCCAGCGAAATCTCGGTCCGTCCCTCGGGCCGCTATCTCGAAGTCTCCGGCTACAGGTTAGACCCATGCGCCCAATCCACACCGGCCTCTGCGCCGTCTGCCACCGACAACCTTGTGGGTTTGGCTGGTTCGACCGGGACTTCCGCATCTCCGACCCGCGGCGCGATGCCAGCCGCAAGCACCTCTGCAGCCCCGCCTGCCAGGACATCTGCCATGGGAGGAAGGGCATGATCGATCCCACCCCGAACGAGGCCGAGGCGATGACCGTCGGCGGACAGCAAGGCGGCGAGTATCTCGAGAGCATCGGCAAATCCGATCTCGCCACCCTGACCGAGACCGAATGGGACCGCTTCATCGATGCGGTCGTCACCGGATATTGCGACCACCTGCGCGCGCTTGCGGCCAAGGACCGCAAACGCCTCGACGCCATGATCCCCGAGGTGCCTTTCTGATGGCAGACACATCCTTCATGGCGCGCTTCGGCGCGCGGCTCGTCACCAATGGCTATGCCATCCTGCCGATCGGCCCGGGCACGAAGAAGCCCGGCCGGTTCCAGCGCGGAGCATGGGCCGATTACCCGGAATGGAACCGCCATGCCGAACGCGGCACGACCGAGGTGGAGGTGGCCACATGGTCGTCCTGGCCCGATTGTGGCATCGGGATTGTCGGCGGCGCTGTCGCTGCGGTCGATATCGACATTGCCCAAGACGCGGAACTGGCGCTGCGGATCGAGCGGCTCGCCAGGGAGCGTCTCGGTGATACGCCCGCCTTGCGGATTGGCCGGGCCCCTAAGCGCATGCTGGTTTATCGCACCACCGAGCGTTCCGGGGCATCAAGCGCCATCCGCTGGAGGTGCTCTGCCTCGGGCAACAGTTCGTAGCCTACGCCAATCATCCGGACACCGGTGCACCCTATGCCTGGCCCGAGGAGGGGCTGGCGGATATCGACATTACCGATCTGCCGGAAATCACAGCCGAAGCTGCGGTGGCGTTTCTCGAAGAGGCTTATGCGCTGCTGCCAGAAACCCTGCGGCAGCGCGGGCTGACGACCCAGGCGGTTGACGCTGAGCACCTGCGCAGCCACAGCCAGATCGGTACCTTACCCGCAATCGAGGCGGCGCTCGCCTGGCTGCCCAATGCAGAACTCGACTACGACAGCTGGATGCGCGTCGGCATGGCCCTGAAAGGGGCGCTCGGCGAGGCCGGGGCCGATCTCTTTGCTGACTGGTCAGCGCAGGCGACCAAGGATGTGCCCGCGACCACGATGAAAGCCTGGGCCAGCTTCAAGCCCGACCGGATCGGGGCCGGCACGATCTACCATCTCGCGATAGAACGCGGCTGGCAGCCTGAATCCGCTCTGCGTCTGGACGGCAGCCTGCCCGAGGACGGCGACCATCCTGCGGCGGGTCTGCTGGCGAGGCTGGATGTGACGGCAGCCGTGCCATCGTCGCCCCCGGCCGGGCCGCCATTCTCACTGACCATCCCGGACGGGTTGGTCGGCGATCTGACTGACTACATGCTGACCACAGCCCGGCGTCCGCAGCCGCTCCTTTCGTTGGGGGCCAGCCTCTGCGCTATTGGTGCCCTGATGGGGCGGAACTATCGGACGGAGAGCAATCTGCGTTCGAACCTCTATGTCGTTGGTATCGCCGACAGTGGGTCGGGCAAGAACCACGCCCGCGAGATCATCAACGAGACCTTCTTCGAGGCGGGGCTCGCCCATCACCTTGGCGGCACCCAGATCGCCTCCGGCGCCGGGCTTCTGACCGCGCTGCACCGCCAGCCCGCGATCCTGTTCCAGATCGACGAATTCGGCATGTTCCTGTCGGCTGCGGCAGATCGCAAGCGCAGCCCGCGCCACATCACCGAGATCCTCGACAACATGACCGAGCTCTACACCTCGGCCGGTGGCATCTTCCTCGGCGCGGAATACGCCAACCGGGATGGATCGAACGAGCGGCGTGACATCGTGCAGCCCTGTCTTTGCATCTATGGCACGACGACGCCGCTGCACTTCTGGGGTGCCCTCCAGGGGGCCAACGTCGTTGACGGCTAGCTGTGAGTTCTCATCAGGTTGTTCACCGCTTCGAGCGGGGAGAGGCCGTTGAGTGCGGCGTGTGGTCTTGATCGGT